ATGGCCGCTGTCACCGCCTTTTCCCCTGCCTTGATTTCTGCGGCCATGAGCGCGGCGAGATTTGGGGTGATGGTTACATTGAGTTTCATGCGGGCCTCAAATCCACAGTCCAGACCAGCCGTTCGCGATCACGCGTGGGCTCGCCCTGAATAAGGAAGGCGTCGCCGTCGATCTCAAGGCGATCGCCGGGACGCGGGGTCGCCACCTCGGCCACACGAAGGTCCACGCGGGTGGTCTCCGACCAGATGCGCGCGTCGCCAAAACTGGTGATGTCATCCGCGCGGCGTGTGACGATACGGACGAGTTGTGTCGGACCATCGCCCGCGATGTAGATCGCATCACGGGCGATGTTGTTGTCCGCGAAGAGTGTGTCGATCACAGCAGTGAACACCGACAAGCTGGCCATCCATCAATTGCCACTGTGCAGGCGGATCGCCATGCGCGGCCGCTTGTTCACCGGCAGGATCGAGGTTTCAGTCATCAGATCAATCCAGCGGCCTTTGGCATCAATCATCTGACGCGCATAAAGCGGCAGGCCGATGGTGTTGGCGGTCTCCAACAGATTGGCGGGCCCGCCATAAGTCGTGAAGGTGTCGAACGTGCCCAGCGGAAAGGCGATCCCTTCACCCGCGGGGATCAACCGCTCGGAGGTGCCGTTCGAGAGCGTGACAGACCCATTATATTCTTCGAACAGAATGCCAGCAAAAGGAAACGCCCGGCGCATGTCCTCGCGCAGCGGCTGGCCACCGGTGGCGGAGAAGAACTTATAGGCTTCCTCTGTCTTGGGGTGGCTGATCAGCTTGTCGAAGAATTCCGAGCTGACCAGCGCATGAGCGGTGGTCATGGTCTCGCCGAGCAGATTGTCCTCCATAGCGCGCAGCACGCTGCGCACCTTGCCCTGCACGTTTGTGCCAGCAGTGCCAAACACAAAGTCGATCGAGATCTTCTCGAGGCCAAACTCGGTGAAATAGTCGTAGAGCGTGGTTCCTGCGCCATCCTTTACGATACCGCGCAGGGCATTCATCTCCATGTATTCGCGGGTCTGGGCATGTTTGCGGCGCATCAGCGTGAGCTTGCGGTTCATCACCTCGACCAGCGGGTCAGCGGTGTCCGAGAGGCCCAACGCGGGCATGCCTTGGATATCTGCGGGCAAGATTACGTCATCATGGGGGATCCAGGGCAGCGCAAAGGATCGCATGGAACGCTGCTCACGGGTGCCCACGGTGGCGGGCGCACCAAGGGGCACCGATGGCAGCAAGCTCAGCACCCCTTCGCGCTGTTCAATCACAATGGAGCGCTGTGACACACCCTCAAAGCGAAACAGGCCGATCTGGCCAAGGCGGGTGTAGAGGTTGGGCAGGATGTTGATGGCCTGCGTCATATCTGCGAGCGAATAGCCGCCCGCGTCGAAGGGATTACGGGTGAGGGTCATGGGTTACTCCGAGGGAATGAGGGCTGAACTTGGTTTGGCGGTGATCGACGCTAATGTGTCGGCGCAGGCGGGATGCTGCGTGCCATCAATCAGGCGGTGTCGCGTGGGATGATGCCCAGCGCAGTCAGCTGACCGTGCTTAGTGGCAATTTTTGCAACGTCATCGACGGTGGCATCAAAGACGAGCGCTGCTTTCGAGACGATGGCTGGGCCGCGCGCGATGACTATACCAGTGGCATCAGCATCGGAGGCATCGACCGCGTAGAGCAGAACAGCCGCGGCCGTTTGGGCGCCGTCTGAGCCGCCCGAAGTTGCCAGCTTGTGTTTGCCGCTGGCGGTGATGCGGCCAAGCACGGCGCCGACGGGATAGGCGGCGCCCGCCAGCAGGGTGATGGTTTCGCGTGTGAAGTTGGGGTTGACCTCATATTTGAGAACATCGCCCATGGTGGGCGGCTGGGTCAGGACGGTCATGTCGGGGATCCTTGTGATCTGGGTGAAAAAAGAAATCCCCCGCCGGGGTGGAGCGGCGGGGGATCAGGTGGCAGGGTTTCAGGGATGTGAGGGGTTTCAGCCCTTTGCACCTGCAGAGGCCGCGCGTTTAGCGGCGGCCACGATCGGGCTTTCGGCGCTTTTGGGGATGACCGGCGATGGCGGCGCTGCCACGATATCGCGGGCATCCGCCGCGGCGCTGGCGCGTTCCAGAACCAGGCGGCGCAAGGCTTCGGGGGCCGTGCCTTCGCGCAGGGCCTTTGCGGCGTCTATTGCGATGCCAAGCCGTCCAGCTTGTGCTGCAATCTCGGCAATGTCTGCGGCCTCGTTGCGCAGTTTTGCCGATAACTCAGCCAGATTGCCCGGCTGCGCTGCGTTCGAGACCGGCGGTGCGGGTGCCGCAGGGGGCATGGCCGGGGCGGCAGGTTGATCATCACCGACGGTGGAAAGACCATCCTGCGGAATTGTTGCCTCATCGGGAGTTTCTTCTCGCAGGGTATCTTCAGCATCATTCTCTGCAGTGCTGTCCGTGGTGTCAGTTTGGGTGGCCATCTGTGCCTCCTTTTTCGGTTGGGTTGGTTTGCGGGACTGGAGTGCTGTCGCACGCGATGCGCGCGCGGGGGTCAGTGTTGGCGTGTTTGCCACGCGCTGTCGGAAGGCAGCAAAGCCGCGCTGCAGATCGATGACCTCATCGGCGAGACCCGCGGCAACAGCATCCGCCCCGCGGTAGGTTGCGGCTTCGGTTGCGAGGGCGGCCTCCTGGCTTAACCGTTCCGCACGTCCTGCAGCGACGGTCTCCGTAAAGAGGAACCGCAACACATCGATCTCACGCTGGATGTCATCACGAACGGCATCAGGCAGGGGCTGATACGGATTGCCATCCACTTTATGCCGCCCTGAATGGATCAAGGTCACGCGCACACCGTCCTGATCAAGCTCGTCACTGAGGTCGGCATGCATAACGACGACACCGATGCTGCCAACGGCTCCAGTACGTGGTAGCAGAATGCGATCAGCCTGGCTGGCTAGCGCGTATCCTGCAGAGAAAGCGTGTTCAGCTACAAAAGCCCAGACAGGTTTAGTGGCACGAATTGCACGAATGCGATCTGCGAGGTCGAATATCCCCGCGACTTCACCCCCAAAACTGTCAATTTCCAACGCAAGGCCGCGCACAGACGGGTCCCCCGCCGCCGCGTCGATTTGCGCTGCGATCCCTTCATAGCTGGTCTGGCCAGAGGACTGGCCAATCCAGCCGCCGCGATGGATCAACACGCCGGAGATCTCGATCACGGCGATGCCGTCCACGACCGGATAGGGTGCATCACCATGCTGGTGCAAACGTCCGGAGAGGTTTCCGGCGAGGATGCTGGCGCTGGCGGGTAGAAGCACTCCGCCCTCGCTCGCGCCATCCGGCTCCACCATCTCGACCTGTCGCCCGAGAATGCGCGGTCCTAACCCCGACAGAAACGCCATGGCTTTGGACGGCTCAACCAGCAGCGGCGTGTTGAAGGCGCGCGTGGCAATGCGGGCATGGAGCATCAGGGCTGGTCCTCAGAATTGCGCGGAGGGTTTTCCGCGATATCGGTTTCATCTGTCGGGTCGGTGTCTTCGCTGTCATCTGCATCCGAGCCGGGCACCGCTTGTACGCCTTGCGCGGGTGATCCCGGGCGGCGGAAGTCCAGCCCCAGCAACCGCTCGCGTTCGCGCTCTGCCGCGATCTCGCGGTCGACCTGTTCTGCGTCATAGCCACGCTCGGCGATGGCTTGCGTGCGGGATTTAAGACCTGCTTCGATCTGGGCGATCTCGGCATTGGCGTCTTTCAAGGGATCAACCCAATCCCACTTGGTGGGGAGCCAGTTTGCAGCAAGCAACTGCGACCGGTCGACCTCATAGCCGGGCAGAACCAATGCGTCCGACAGCACAGCCGCGTCCATCCAGCGCGCATAGACAGGACGGCACAGTTGAAAGACCATCACCGAATGCTGCCAGGCCGAAACGCGACGCCGAAATTCGATCAGCGCAAGTCTAGAGTTCGAAAAGTTACCTTTCACCATGTCGTTTGTTAGATATGGATAAGGAATGCCCAGCGCCGAAGCGACCTGAAGCAGCGTGCGGTATTGGAATGGCTCATAGGTCGCGCCTGAATCTGCAGGTTGGCCCACAGTCACATCCTCGCCTGGATCTAGCCGCACAACCTGGCCGGGGCTGATCTCGAAGCCGCCCAGCGTGTCGTCATCCTCGGACGGCAGAAGGGGGTTTTCTGGCGCGGGAGATGTGACGAACATCGCGTACATCGCGGCGACCTTTTTGCGGTCGAGCTCGGCATCGTCGTATTGATCGAGCAGAAACAGCTTCACGATGGCAGGTGCCAGCTTTGAGACCCCACGCAATTGACCCGCTTCAACGGGGTCGATGACATGGATGACCTCTGAGGCTGGCACGCGCACCATTTCGCCCGCCAGTCCAGGGTCGGTGCTGTCGCCGGGGTGCCGCCGGAGGAAGTGATAGGCCACACGGCGTCCGACCCGGTCAAACTCGATCCCCTGACGGATGGCATTCCCATTACCGGCCATTCCCGTTTGGTGCAGCGGCAACATTTCGGCGGGCAACATCTGTAGCTGCAAGGGAACAGATAATCCGTCGCTGCTGCGCCGTGGCCTGATCCGAAAGAAGACCTCACCGGCCAGAAACACCTCACGCGCCGCGCGCCGCTGCAGCCCATAAAAATCCGTCAGCCCTTCGCTGTCAGCTTCATCTGTCCAGGCCAGCCAAAGGCGCTGCAGCTCTTCCTTGCGCGCGGCGTCCGCAATTTGCGAGATTGGTTTGATCCCGTCGCCCACGGTATTGGCAGCCCAGCTCTCAACCGCATTGGCCGCATAGCCATTGTTGCGCACCAACCAGCGAGCGCGCGCAGTGATATCAGATCCAGACGCCGCAATCAGCGCATTCACATGGGCGCGCGTCGCCTGGAACCCGCGCAGACGGCGATGATGCTGGCCTGCATCAAAGCCACCAACAAAAGCCCCGAGACGCTGCCGCCAGTTCATCACAGGTCCTTTACGGCATGGGGGCGAGAGATCCGCCCAGGGCCGCGCTCGGCCTTTGCGATGCGCCGTTCGATGTCGAAGACGGCGGCCGCTAATTCAGCATCGGTGCCATAGGTCAGGGTCTTGCCATCGTAGCTCACAGAGCGCGTGCCGCTGTAGCGTGCGGCCAGCAACGCGCTGTGGTGGGATTTGAGATCATCGAGGGTCATTGGGGATCCATCATTCCATGTATTTGGGCGTGCTTACCCGCCAACCGCGCTTGCGCGGGGCGGCAATCCGCCCGGCTTGAGGCTCGGACAGTGTGTCAGTGTCGGCTTTGGTGGCCGCTGGGATGGTTTCCACCCCGGCCTGTTTCTCGAGTTGCCGCCACATCCGCTCATCGAAGCGGTCGGCGCCAAGGATCCAGGCGGCGGCGCGTGCATAGACACGGGTATCCAACGCCTCGTTGCGTTCGCGCATCTTTTGCCATTCCTGACGCGCGTAGCCGCGCTTGTTGCGGATCGTCACCAGTTGCTCTGCCACCAGCTGCTTTAGCCATTCGCTGTCTGCCCAGTCTGGCAGGTGGATCGTGCCCGCTGGATTTGAGACGCCACTGGCGCGTTCTTCATCATTGGGCCGCTCCAGACGCAGATATCGATAGGTCTCCGCCTTGAAAGTGGCGGTGGCCACTGTCCAAAGCCGCGCGCCACGCTTGAGCTTGCGGCCATTAACAGTGGCATCAACGAAGGTCGGGCCTGACACCGGCGTAGCCCGATTGAACCCTTCGAGTCCCTTCACGGGTGCGACCTGCGCGATCCCCTGCTTGCGAGACCAAGCATAAACGGCCGCCGTCTCATACCCTGTGTCGATGGCCAACTTCGCCAAGGGCATGACAGCGCCATGCTCATGCACCCATGTCTGGCCAAGGAGCGCCGTCAGCTGATCCCAGCAGGCCGGATCATCCGGTCCGCCCGGAATGACGATGTGATCCACCAGCCAGCTTTCCAGCCCACGGCCCCAGGCCCAGACATCCACTTCGATGCGGTCCTTCTGCACGTCCGCTCCAGCGGTCAGGAACAGGCCGCGTGCAGGGATCTGCGCTGCAAAGATCTCACGGCGATCCGCCAGCCGTTGCCATTCCGGGGCCTCCCCACTCTCAATCCAGGTTTCGCCCAGCAGCGTGTTGCGTGCGGCGCGCAGCATCTCATCGGAGCCCTGCGCTGCCAGCCACTCCCGTGCGACCTGCTCCCAGCTTTTCCAGCCGATCGGCGAATAGAGCGCTGAGATGTGGAAGCCGATCGCGTTCGGATCGGTACTGACAGCGGTTGCGCGCCATTCGCCCTGTGCCAGCATTTCTGTTTTGTGGTGCTCCGCGATGGGTTTCTCACACCCAGCGCAGTGGTAGGCTGCGGTGTCAGGCTGCCCCTTGTCCCAGCGCAACCGTTCAAACTGCAGCCATTGCATGTGGCAGCAATGCGGGCACGGGACAAAATACCGCCGCTGATCACTCGCCTCAAACTCACGCTCGATCCGGCTCAGCCCCCGGATCGTGGGCGTCGAGACCATGAACACCTTTCGCCTGTGCGCGAACGTCGTGGTGCGCGCTTCCGCCAGACTGACCGGATCGCCTTCCTCGTCGGCCGAGGCTGGATAGGCGTCGACCTCGTCGAGGAACACATAGCGTGCGGGCATCGAGCGAAGGCCCGTCGCCGAATTCGCCCCGGTCAGCACCAGAATTCCGCCCGGGAACTCCTTGGACAGCATCGAATTGCCCGCATCGCGCGAGCGGGCTGGACTGACGCGCTCCTTTAGCGCCGGGCTTTCTTCAATCAGCGGATCGATCCGCCCGCGTGAGGTCCGCTT